GTTCTGTTTCCAAAACGTTCAACTTCTTTTTCGTATACATCTGGTAAAAATTGTTTTGTAAAATCCATATCCGCTAAGGATAGGTAATTGTCTCCAAATAGTCCTTGAGTTGGACGTGGAGTTAGGGTGTTTAATACAGCACCCGTGTTTGAAATTGCCATAATTTTGTTTTTTTTATTTTTTTAATGTTTAAGTAATTCTGTTTGATCTATTTTGACCAATTTTAATTTTAAAATCAGAAGATGAATCACCCGATATAGACTTGTACTTCGTACCACTTGGCGTGCTTTCGCTAGATAAAGTACCTCTTGGCGACATGTCGACATTCTTTGCCTTTGACATACTTTCTTTTAGCGCGTCAGCTTTACCTTGTTGGTAGAAGTGATTAGCTACTACGTCTGGATTCATTGCAGTAAACAAAGACTTGTGATAACCTTTAGCATTTTCCATTTTGTTAGTTTCTTTGTTAACAAACTTATTTACAAAATTTCCAATATCCATCTGGTTCTCTTTAATCGCGTCAGCATCTTTAACATTGAGTCTAAATCTCTTTTCTCCTACTTTGTATTCAAAACCTTTGAATTCATTAGAGAAAACCTCATTAGTCTTTTTCTTAAAGAACTTAGCGTTGTCCTCGGCCACTGTCTGATTTTTATTGTATCGACTGAAAAAATCCATAGCTTTCTGTTGTTCAGGGTTTAATCTAGAACCTGCTTTGATTTCATCATAGTATTTAGACTTTAACCCGTCTAGGTGGTTTTTAGCATCTGCAACTTGCTCTTTTAATGCTAATTTCTTTCTTCTTATATCTCGATCTTCATCGATGTCCTCGTCCCAAGAATACAAATCCTCCATCAAGAAAGATCTTTCTTCGTCGTTCAAGTGAGGTTTAGTTTGCTTTAAGTACTCGCTCAATAATTCATTATCACTCATTTTTGAGTAATCTTTATTCAATTGAACATAATCTTCTAAACTTCCTCCAGTTTCATCCATGAAGTCAACTACTTTTTGAATGTTCTCTGGAAGCTGAACACCTTGCTCTTCTGCTTTTTCAATAGCTTCTTCGATGTTTTCTTCTAGCTTGTCTGCTATTTCTGTAACTTCTTCTAAAGCAATTTCCTGCACAGGAATTTCTTCTACTGTCTCTTCTACTACTTCTTCAACAGCTTGCTCCTCAACCTCAGCTTTTACTTCAGGTTCAACTTGCGTTTCTTCGGCAGTTTCTTCAGTAGCTTCCTCAGTAGGTTTTTCTTGAAAATCCCTTAAATCTAACCTAGCTATTCCATCATCAATTTTTTCTTCTTGCTGAGGTTTAACTGGTTCTTCTACAGCAGCGACTTCTACTGCCTGTTCTTCGTTTTTGTCTACGATCTCTTCGACCTTTTCGACTTTCTTTTTTTTAGCCATAATAAAATATTATAAAATTGTATAGTTGTTTTGTTTATCTTGGATCAAAAGCGTTTAATCCAAAACCGCCACCCATTATATCATTACCCGATGACTCGAAGTTTTTAGGTGGACTTTCTTTTTTTCTTTGATCTATTAATTCAGATTGCTGTGTAGCTTGAATTTTAGTTCTTTCGTCTTTACGATCTTCTTTTTTTGATTCACGTTCTTTTAGTATTTCAGTTTCCATTTGCTTTAACTGCATATTCAACTTAAACTCGTGATTCATTAATTCTTTTTTAAGCATAGCTTCCTGCTGCATCTTTTGCATCTCCATTTGGATTTTGCTTTGCTCTACCTGTATCTTGCTTTGTGATAATGCTTGATTTTTCTGCACTTCTGCTTGAGCAGCTACTTGCTGTGCTTGTGCATTTGCTTGAGCTTGAGCTTGGATGTTTTGTTGTTGCATTAACTGATCTTGCTGTGCCTTCTTTTTCCTTCTTATCTTAAGAACTTGATTAGCTAGCTTTATGTTTTTAATTTCTCTAACATCTATAGCGTCTTCTAACTCTATACCGTTCTTAGCTAATGCCACTTGAATATTGTTTTCAAGCATTTGCTTTTGCTCTTCGTCTGGCGCTAGATCAATAAATATACCAAAGTCGTATAAATGCAAATCACCCATTTCTCTAAGAGTAGCTACGTTGTGTCCACCTATTTTCTGTATAAAAGCATCTTTCGTTGGTGAATATTCTATAATATCAGATATTCTTAATGATATAGCTTCTGCTAATTCGGCTGTTAAAAATAAACCACTTTGCAATATATGTCTAGTGGCAGTGTTTGAATTAGCTGCTGCCATTTTCTGTATACCTACTAAAGCATTCTTATCTGGAGTACTACCATCACGCGCCTCGTTCAATCCGGTGACATCTCTGATCATTTGTAGGTAGTAGTTATATGTTTGTATCAGTGAAGCTAGTTTAGCTCCTCCTGAGCCGCTCTGTATCTCCTGGATAGGCACTTTGCCTGGATTCATGTCTCCATCAGCAGTCATTGACCTACCAATTATACTACCAGTTTGAAAGAACATGTTTAAAGCTTCCTGTGGATTGTAGTTTGTTCCGTTACCTAAATCTATTTCAGCTAAGCCATCAGCGTCTAAATATATACCATCAGGTATCATGCGCGACATCACTTGCTGTAGCTTTAAGTGCGTAAGCTGTATCATATCAGCAAAAGTAGTTATTCTACTTACTAGAGATTCAATGCGCCCTTTATACATTCTAGGTGCTACTATAGAGTAGTTCATTTTGACCTTAGTGTAGTCGCTTTTAGGTCGCATCATGTTCTTAGCTAGCTCCCACTTCAAAAGCTGTTTAGTACCTAGAATCATAGCTCCTTCATAAAGAACTTCTATTTGTTGAGACATTTTACCAAATCTCTCCTCTAGCAATTCGTTAGGTGGATTAAATTGATCGTCTTTAACTATAACCTTGCTAGCGCCAGTAGATGTTTCTTTTACTTTGTATACTTCGTTAGCATAAGTCTTAAAATTAAAGTACAATACTTGAACTTGGTTTCTATCTATATTAGTAGACTCAACAATACTTCTATTGTAAAATCCCGTATTTTGATAGCCTTGCTTGCTCATGTTTTCTAAATCTTTATCAGTAAGATCAGGAAACTCTTTTTTAAGCTCATTGATAGGCACTGTCTTGATTTCACCTACGTAATATAAATCATCAAAATATGGCGACTCAGTGTATGAGTAAACTATATTTGCTGGATCAACGTAATCTACTTTAACTCCTTCAGATTTAGTAAAGCTATTTTTAACTGCACCTATACCTAGAACTGTTAGATCATAGTTAATTCTTTTTCTTATAAGCTCGTATCTATTGCCTTCAAGTATAGTATTTATAGCTTGCTCTTCTGCTAACTCAACTGCTTGTTTGTAATTCAACTGCATGTGAAGCTGTAATTCTTCTTCACTATCTGGCAGCTTCTCAGGAGGTGTACTTGCTATTGATATTCCAAAAGCTTCTTGTGAAAACTCATTTAAGTCTTTGGTTTTCATGTCAGCAATAATATCTTCCATATATTTAGTTCTTTTTGAAACTCCATATGGATCTTGAGAATATGCTTTTATATCAAAGGTTCTTTCTGATATTCCGTTAACTACTATGTCAACAAATTTAGGTATAATTGGTACTGGCTTCCAGTCTAAGTTTAAATAACTTAAGTCACCATTGATTGATAACTCATCTTTGTATTTTTGTATTGATTGTTCTCCTCTAGCGTATAATCTTAACTTATGAAAAGTGTTTTGATTACTAGCGAAACGATTAGTTCCAGAATCTCTATTGAACCACTCGTATTCAATAGCTTTACCGATCTTAAGACCGTATTCCTCTGAAGCTTTCTCTATGTCGCTAACGACTTGACTAGGAAAATAATGTGATGTAACTGACTCAGCCATACTAATTTTCTATTATTTTTGAATTGTAGCCCGCATTTGCATACTTGGCTATATTTAAATTTACTTTCTTTTTCTCTATACTTTGTTTGGGCGAATACAAATGTCTGTTGCAAGCCATTATGGCTAATCCAGAGCTTATTGTAGCATCGAACTTAGTCCTTCTATTTATATCAAACTTAGCCCAATCGTTTAAAGTTTCATTAAAAGGCATAGAACCGAAACCTTCGTTCTTTTCGCCTACATGGTCGTTTATATACATTTCTATAGCAGCTGCGTGAGCTTGCTTTATGTCTTCACTTGAGTTTGGCATACCACCGATCTCTCTTTCTGTTACAGACAACTTATTCCATACTTTATCTGGTCTATTCATAGAAAAGCCTCTATACCCTCTTCTTTTAAAGTAGTACAATAATCTTGGCTTATTATTCTCAGCCAATATTGGCATGCCGTAGAATATGCAAGCCATTAGTACATCTTCAAAAAATATTTCAGCAGTTTGTGGTCTAGCTATATATTCTAAAAAGAACTCATTGGCTGGAGCGTCTTCCATACTAAACTTTGTAAGACCATGAAGTGATCCCTTAGAACCTTTACCATCAACAGTGCCCGATATATCGTAAGAGTCACAACCAAAAGCACCCATATGCTCATTGCCAGGGTGTTTTACGTTATTTTTTATTATAACCCTATTCTGTAGGTTGTTAGGTGGCACCCAGCCAACTTTAAACCTACCTTTTTGATTTGGCATAAATATTACTTTAGTATCTTTCACTCCGTTCAGCCACTGAAAGTTTCCAACGGTCAAATCAACTGTTTCTTCGTTGTAGTCTATTTGCTCGTATATTTTAGTTAAGTTAAATATACTGTTTTTAGTTTCATCTCTGAAAGCGTGTTCTTCAGTTCTAGGAAACTGTCTATAGAATTCGTTCAAAGCGTCTTGATCTGACTTTAAGCCCTCAGCTTCATTTTGCCAATGACTAAGTACACCTACGTCGATTATATCTCCATGTGGGTCAATAACCTCTTGTTCAGGTGTTTCGAACACAGGTAGTCCATAAGAATCAATGAATCCCTCGTAGTTCCATTCCATAGGTATGAACAAAGAATAGAGGCCCGAATTTGTCTGTCCGTTTCTGTTTCGTTTTGT